AATTGAATTTATTGTCTCGGTTACTGTACTTTCAGTTTCCGTATGGCTCGTCATAGAGCCCTGCTGAAAATTGGGGACCACTGGCACTGCTTGTGCTGATGATCCCATTAAACTAAGCCATAGTAGTACTATAACTCGTCTCATTTTCCTAGTTTATTTGGAGCTCTGTAACGAACTGTCCAGTAGCTGTAGTACCAGCTCCACCAGCTGTTACGGTCAAGGCACCTTGCGTAGTTACAGTCCCTGCCAAGTTTCCTGCGGTTCCTGCACCAGTAGATAATTGGTTGGAGTAAGCAGAGATATCACCTACAGCAGGACCAGTTGTATCTATTGCGTCACCTTGAATGAATGAAGTTGAGAAGCTGAATGCCTCTC